CTCGCACTGGATGAACGACCCGACGACTGGCGAGCAGACCCGCGTCACCTATGCCGAACGGTTTTCGCGCCAGTATCAGCAATTTAAGTCGCACACCGCACAGACCAAGAGCGGCACGCCGCTCCAGCATGTGCCCTTTCTCACCGAGGCCCGCCGGGCCGAACTTCGCGCTCTCAACATCTACACTGTGGAGGCGCTGGCATCTGTCGATGGGCAGGAACTGAAGAACCTTGGTCAGGGAGGTCGCGACCTAAAAAACAAGGCGCAGGAGTTCATCGCCGAGAGCCGACAGGGCGCTCCGAATGCGGCGCTGCTCGCCGAGGTCGAGGCGCTCAAGGCCCGCAATGCCATCCTCGAAGAGGATGCCAAAGTGCGGCAGAGCGAAGGTGGCGATCCTTTCGAGAACATGACGCTCGATATGCTGCGTGACTTCATTGCGACCAATACCGGACGCGCACCCCACGGTTCGCTCAATCGCAAGACGCTCGTGCGGATGGCGACGGAGGCACAATCCAAGGTGACCTGATGACGTTACTGTCGGTGACGAAGGATGTCTGCGCGGCAGTCGGCGTTCTGATCCCGCCGACTTCCGTATTTATCAGCATCACCGGCAACCGCACGATGCAGGAGATGCTTTCGCTCGCCAACGAGATGGCGCAGCGCATCTCGTACGACACCCGCGAGTGGACGGCGCTGAAGGTGCTGGCGACCATGACCGGCGACGGCATCAAGACTGCCTTCGACCTCCCGGCGGACTACAAGCGCATGCTGCTCACGGCAAACGTCTGGCGCTCCACGCAGACGCAGTTCCCGATGCGCTTCATCGTTGACACCGATGAGTGGATACAGCGCCGGGCGCAGGGCAACTACGACACTCGCGGCGAGTGGACGATCATGGGCGGGAAGATGCACATCCAGCCTGTGCTGAAGGTCGGCCAGACTGCGACGTTTGCCTACCTGCACAAGAACTGCATCACACTCGCCGCCGGAGGCGCCGGTGACGCCTTCATGGCCGACGGCGACAGCTTCGTGCTGGGCGACCGGCTGCTGAAGCTGGGCATGATCTGGCAGTGGAAAGCGTACAAGGGCACGCCTTACACCGAGGACATGGGGACGTACGGCGACGCCCTCACGATGGCGATGGGGACTGACCAGCCAGCGCCGATCTACATTGGCCGCACACCGATCTCCGCCAACGCCGCCACTGCCTATCCATTCCCGGCGCCGACGCCATGAGCCTTCACCAAGCATTTCGCAGGGTGCCGGTGCCGCCGCAGATGGCACAACGCTCGACGCCGTACATCATCCCGGCGCCGACACGCGGCATCGTGCAGAGCGAGAACTACACCTTCATGCAGCCGGGCGCCGCCATCATCTGCGACAACTGGGTGCCGACCATGCGCGGCGTCAAGCTGCGCGGCGGCTGCACACGCTGGTGCGCCCTGCCTGAGCAACTGCCGGTCGTTTCAGGTTTTGAGTACAAGAGCGCCACTACCGAGAAGATGTTCGCTGCTAACGACACCAAGCTGTACGACGTAACTACAAGCGTACCGGTGCTGGTCAAGGGCGGACAATCGTCCGGTAACTACGCCGCCACCCAGATGGCGAATGCCGGTGGTGACTTCCTGATCGCCGTCAACGATCGCGGCGACCCGCCGCTGCGCTTCGACGGCACGGCGTGGATCGTCCTCAACGGTGGGCAGATCACCGGACCAGCCGGTACGCCGGTCGCTGCCGGGGAGAACCTCGTCTACGTCTGGAAGTATCGCAGCCGCCTGTTCTTCATCGAGGCCGATAGCATGAATGCTTGGTACCTCGATGTGAACTCGATACAGGGCGCCCTTCAGGTCATTCCGCTTTCTGGCGCCGCCAACAAGGGCGGCAAGCTGGTGTTTGGCGCCACATGGTCGATCGACGCCGGTGATGGCACCGACGACAAGTGCGTGTTCTACACCAGCGAGGGCGAGGCGATCATCTTCACCGGCAGCAATCCGAGCGACGCGGCGAACTGGCGGCAAGAGGGTCGCTATCAGGTCAGCAAGCCGATGGGCATGAACGCGCATATGTCGATCGGCGGTGATTTGCTGATCGCCACCGTGGATGGCATCGCGCCGCTGTCGCAAGCGATCACCAAGACAGCCGACCAACTCGAACTCGCAATGCTCACGCGCAACATCAAGCCGATGTGGCGGGCCGAGGTCGCCGACAAAAACAATCTGCCGTGGACGATGAAAAAGTGGGACCAGTACGGCGGCGCATTCGTGACGACGCCGGGAGGGCCGGTCGGCAAACGCTACTGCCTTGTCGTCAACACGCAGACCACTGCGTGGTGCCGGTTCGTCGGCTACGACGCCACCTGCTTCCTGTACTCGCGCAACAGTTTGTTTTTCGGAACGCAGGGCGGCGTCATCATGCAAGCCGACCGTACCGGCTTTGATGACGGCCTTCCCTATACCGCCATACTGGTCGGCGGCTGGGAGATGTTCCAGACCCCGCCGGTGTCGGTGGTCTGGCGTCAGGCTCGCGCCACTTTCACATCGTCGTCCGGCGAACCGTTCCAGCCGCAACTTGCGGCATGCACGGACTACGTCCTGCGTTTGCCGACACCGCCGGTGCCAGCAGCGGACCCCGGCGTGCCGGATGTGTGGGATCAGGGCCTGTGGGATCAGGCGCTGTGGGATCAGGAGAGTGCGCTGGTCACGCCGGTGGTCCGCAATACCGGTTGGGTGTCGATCGGCGAGACCGGCTTCTCGCACGCGCCGATCGTGCAGGTCGCGGTCGCGCAGCAGGGCAAGCCGAACGTCGAACTGATCTCGATCGCCGCAATGTACGAGAAGCTGGGCGCAAACGTCTGAGGGCACCATGCCATCCGCACCGCCAGTACCCGAGTTCGCACCGCCGCCACCGGCTGAGCAAGCCGCCCCGGCAATGGGCAGTCTGTTCGAGACCTACAACCCTCAAGGGGCGCTGAGCGGCCTGTTTGCTCCCGCTTACATCCGTGGCTTCGCGCCGTCGGAGGATGCGGTCTCGCAGTATTATTCGCAGAGCGGGCCGGGTCATCGATTGTCATCCGACGAACTCGACATGACCCGTATGCCAGCGGAGTACCGGCCGACAACGTACAGTCGTGGCGATGGCGTCTATGGCGGGCCGCTTCCCATGACGCAGACCTATGGCGACCCGCGAGGGATGATCGACCCTAACGCTCTCCGCGCAGCGGCGCAGGGCGGGCGACCCTATGACATGGAAGCCCGCCGCGCCGCTATTGCTGCAAGACTTGCAGCAAACGCGGCGGCGCAGGGTCAGCCAGCGGCAGTGGCCCCAGTTGCGCTGGACGAGAAGCCGAGGCCAGCCGGGTATCTGCGCGACCCGAGGCTCGACAATGACAACATCAACGGAAGGTTCATCTACTGATGCTGCGCTACGTCTACGGGCAAGACCAGATCGTCGGCGACTTCGTTGCCAGCATGATCCCGCACAACCGCAACGGCTTTGGCGGCAACTTCGCGACGATTGGCGTGATCAACGAGGACGGCATCCTTATCGGCGGGCTGGTTTATCACAACTACGACCCCGACGCCGGACTGATCGAGATGAGTGGTGCCGCGATCGACCCGCACTGGCTGATGCGCGGCACCATCGAGCGCATGTATCGCTATCCGTTCATTCAGTGCGGGGTGCAGATGCTCGTGCAGCGCACGCCGATCGAGAACGAGCGGCTGCTGCGTCAGCTTGCGGTCTACGACTACACCTTCATCAAGATACCGAGGATGTTTGGGCGCGGCAAAGACGGCGTGCTGTGTCTGCTGACGCAAGAGGCTTGGGCCGGTAACCGCTTCAACAAAAGGTTCAGACATCACGAGATTGATGCTGGGCTGGAGGAGGCCGCGTAGATGCCAAATTATTCAGACCCCAACATGGTCAACTCGCAGCGCAATGCCATCGTGCAAGCGCTGATGGGTATCGCCAATCCGCCGCCGCCTACCGGCATGCCGGGGGCGGACATGCAGTACGGCGCGACAGCGGCGCCATCGGTAACCGGGCCGATCGTGCCGCCCGCCGGTGGCGGCGCCATGACCGGAATGGCGCCACCGCAGCAGGGTTATGCGCCGACCGGGCCGTCGCCGGTGCAGAGCCAGCCAATGGGAGGCGGCGTGCAAGGTCCGCCAGCACCGGGAGCGCCGCCGCAGTCGATGCCCGGCATGCCCGGCATGGGACGCGCCGGTCTGCCGCAAGGGCCGATGCCAAAGACGCCAAACCTTGTCGGACAGCCGTTGCCGATCGAGCAGCCCGGTTCGCAGATGCAGCCGCCGGGCGGGAGCCAACTCAGGTACTAGATCATGGGCAAGAGTTCACCGTCACCGCCTCCGGCACCAAATCCGCAGGACACGGCGCGTGCCTCGACGTCAACCAACGTCGCGACGTCGATCGCCAATGCGTTTTTGAACAACACCAATCAGGTAACGCCCGAGGGTGAACTCCGCTACGACGTAACCGACAACTACACTTGGAACGATCCGTACACCGGACTGAACGTCCAGATCCCGAGGTTCAGTGCAACACAGATACGATCGCCGCAAGCGCAAGCCATCGAGGACCAGAACCAAGCTGCCAAGTTTAACTTGGCTGGCATGGCGAATGCGCAGTCGGCGCGGCTGTCCGAGCATCTGGCCGACAGCATCGACCTGACCGGCGCACCGGATGCGGCCGACCCAAGCAGGATCAGCGGCGTGCCGGGTGCAGCGACCACATTCGGCGATGCGGGCCAGCAGCAAACGACGCTGGGGGACGCTGGCGAGATCACCCGAACCTATGGTCCCGCCGACGACTTCAGTTCAGACCGCAGTCGCGTGGAGGAGGCGCTGTACGGTCGCCTTAACCCGCAGTTAAGCCGCGAGCGCTCGAACATCGAGCAGCGCTTGCAGGACCAAGGCATCCGCTACGGCTCGACCGCCTACAAGGCGGCGATGGACGATTATAGTCGTCAAGCCAACGATCTGCGCTTGGGTGTAACCGCGCAAGCGGGCCAAGAGCAGCAGCGCATGATGGATATGGCCGCGCAGAAGGCCGGGTTCGAGAACGCTGCGCAGCAGCAGAAGTATCAGGAGTTGCTACAGAGCGGCACTTTCGCCAATCAGGCGCAGCGCGACACCTTCACGCAAGCGGCGTCACGCGGCGAGTTCGCCAACGCCGGTCTGGCGCAGCAACTGGCGCAGCAGCAGACGTCGTTCAACGCGCAGAACATGGCGCGTAACCAGTACATGAACGAGCAGTACGCTCTTCGCAACCAGCCGATCAATGAAATCAGTTCGCTACTCTCCGGCTCGCAGATCAACAACCCGAACTTCGTCAACACGCCGAACAATCAGATCCCGACCACCGATGTCGCTGGCCTGATCAACACCCGCTTCTCGCAGGACATGGACATCTACAAGCAGGAGAGCGCGAACTACAACGCACAGATGGGCGGCATCTTTGGCTTGGCTGGCGGTCTGCTGCGCGGCGGCATGGGGATGATGATGTCGGACGTTCGCGAGAAGGAGAACGTCGTTCCGCTCGCCACCGTGTTCGCCGCCAACCCGGAAGGCGAGGCGAAAGAACTGCCGATCTACGAGTACAGCTACAAGCGCGACCCGGAGAGCGAGCGCCATGTCGGCCCGATGGCGCAGGACGTCGAGAAGATCGACAAGCGGGCAGTCAAGACTATCGCCGGTCGCAAGCACATCAATCCCGGCATGGTCATGGGCAGCATTTTGAAGGCGGCGTGACATGGCACTCACAGATGGCGGCTTCATCTTCGGTGGCGACAGCGGCTTGACCTACGAGCAACTCAAGCAGCGCCGCGCTATTGCCGCAGCGCTGGCGAGCCGACAGCGAGGCTTCCCCAAGACCAAGGGCGAGGGGATGACCTATCTGGGCGAAGCGATCGGCGACGCGCTGAGTGACCTTGGTCTCCGCATGGCCGAACGCAAGCAGAAGGCGGGTGACAAGCAAGCGCTGAACCCGCCGGAGTTCGTTCATCCCATCGAGCCTGAGAAGCCGAAGAAGATCACCGACACTACCGAGGAGAAGAAGCCAGCGACGGTCGATACGCCGGTGACGCCAGCACCCGCCGTTGCGCCCGCCGTTGCGCCCGCCGTTGCTCCTGCCGCTCCCGCATTCACGTTGCCGCCACAGACGCCTCCGCCGTGGCCGGTGACTGAAGCTGATACCGACGTGCCTACATTCGACCAGCGCTTCTCTGCGGTGAGCGAGCCGCAACCGGATGCCACGCCGGTGCAGACGGCGTCGGTGTCACCGCCTGAAGTGCAGAATATGTTCTTCAGCCCGCAGATGGCGAAGTCTGATCTGGTTGGCGGCAACACCGTGCCGGACATGGCGAACATGGTCGCCGAGGTGAAGCCGCAAGCGCCGCAAGAGCCGGTGCCAGCGCCTGACGTCCCGCTGCCTATGGGCGACCCGCGCACTACTAGCGGCGTGCGATCGACAATGGAGGCCGTCGCCGCACGCGGCGGCATGACCCCGAACGCGATCGCTGGTCTGGAGCGCAATGTCCGCGACGAGAGCAACTTCAATTACAACCTGCGCCACCCGGATCAGCCCGGCTACACCGGTGAGGCCCACTACGCGCACGGCCTGTTTCAGGAGGGCGGCGCCGAGTGGAATAATTTCGTCAAGTGGATCGACCAGAACCACCCCGGCAGTGACTGGCGCGACCCGAAGCTGCAAACGCAGTACACGGTCGAGCGGCTGCAAGACCCAACCCGGCCGGACTACAACCGCACTTTTGCCGGAATGAACACGGCGCCCAACTCCGGCGTCGCCGCCGACCAGTTCCTGCGCGGCTACCTCAAGCCAGCGGCAGAGCATCTGGCAACCCGCAGCGCCAGCTATCTGCGCGGTGGCGGTGACCCGACCTATGCCTCACGCGAGGTGCAGCCCGGCGGCGGTGGCGAGCAGGTAGCGGGAGCCAGAGTTGGCGGCGATGGCCGCACAGGCGGCGCTCCGGCACCGGACGAACTGGCGGCGCAGCGTGATGCGGTGACGCTGGCGCTGATGAGCCAGCAAGCACAGCAGCCGCCGACGCAGGAGGACGCGGTCGCCGACACTCGCTTGCAGGACATTGTCGGCCGTCGGCCGGGTTCGCCGTTCTATGCGCCGACTGCGGCGCTTGGCAGGACTGGCGTCGTCAGCGACGCTCCGGCAACAGGCCTCAACCCGATGGGGACGCTGGGCGGCACCGGCGTAGACCAGAGCATCGAGGACCGGCGCAACGCCATCACCGACGCACTCCAGAGCCAGCAGCCAACGGCCCCGGTGGTGCCGCAGCCGGACCCTACCCAAGCGGGGACTTCATCGTCCCCGACGACGAGCGCTTCGCTGCCGCCGACTTCTCCGGTGGTTTCTTCTGACGCCGTCACGGCGCCTCCTATGGGGGCAACGGCGCAAGCTGGCATTCCGCTCGCGCCCCCGGTCGGTTATGGCGGCGCTCAAGTGGTGCAGGGACCGGCGACCCCGGCTCCGGCGCCGCAGCCTCCATCCGATACCGCGCAGGGCATCAGGCCTATTCCGAAGGCGCCGGAGCCAGCGCCGCCTCCAGACCCCGGTCCAGAGCCGAAGCAGCCGCGTCCAACGCCGGAGATGACGTACTGGCGCAACGTGGCGAGCGACGCCGAACGCAGCGATCTGACCCGCGCACAGGCAGCGGAGCGCTACAAGGAACTGGCCGCTCGCCAGCATCTCGACTTCACGAACCAGTACGGTCTCTGGAAGGAGCAGTTCACAAGGCGGCAGGAATATCTGCTTGGCGACCCGCAACGGCGTCAGGCGCTCCAGACGACTACGCTCGCCAACGAGAAGGCGCTGCGCGATCTGGAAGGCGAAGGCTTTGTGCCGCTGAGCAAGGAGGAGATGACGGCGCTCTTCCCGCCGGGCGGGCCACAGCCGCCGGTAGGCCAGATGTACTTCAAGAACCGCCGTGGCGAACTGAAGTGGGGACCGACCCCGCCAGCCAGCACCGCCATCAGCGTGGACACCAAGGGCGAGACGGAGTTCGCCAAGGTGACAGGCAAGGCGCTTGGCGAGCATTTTGTCGAGAGCCTGAAAGAAGGTCAGGGCGCCGGTAACGATCTCGAGACCATCACGGAACTGCGCTCCCGGTCGGCCAAGGTCGGCACCGGCGCGAGCGCCGTGGTGCAGGAGGCTCTGGGGCGTTTCGGCATCAGGACCGAGGGGCTGTCGGAGGTTCAGGCCTACGCGGCCCTTATCAATCGGCTCACGCCGCAGCAGCGTGTGCCCGGTACCGGCGCGACCAGCGACTTCGATGCTCGCATGTTCCGCGACAGCTTGCCGAGGCTGATGAACACGCCGGAAGGCAATGCGCTGATCCTCGACACGATGGAGCGGCTGGCGAAGAACAAGATGGATCGCGCCGAGATTGCTGGTCAGGTGATCGCTGGGACGATCACGCCCAAGGAAGGCGTGGCGAAGATGATGGATTTGCAGCGCGAGGCTCGCGCCAACTCAGATCGCGTAAAGGAGCATCTGGAAGGCAAGCAAGAACCGGCCGTGCCGGTGGGTACGGTTCAGGAAAACAAGGTCACCAAGGAAAAGCGCATCATGCGCCCTGACGGAAAGTGGGAGAGCATACCGTAGTGGCTAAAGAAGCTGGCGACTGGGTAACGGTATCGTCGCCTGACGATTGGGTGACGGTGGAGGAGAAGCAGCCGCTGCTCTCCGACATGCGTCCTATTCCAGAACGCAAAGAGCCGATGGAGCAACTCAGGGAGGCTGGCGCCGTAACGCTGGGCGCGGCCGATCGTGGCTACAACGCCTTCATGTTTGGCATGGGCGATCGTATCGGTGCGTTGGGCGAAGCGACGCGCTCCTATGATCGCGGCGAGGGGTTCAATTATTCCGACGCTCTGGCAAAGGCGCGAACCAAGGCAGAGGCATTCACAAAAGATCATCCGATCGCCGCCCACACTGGCGAGGTGGCCGGTGCGCTCGCTGGCGGTCTTGCCCTTGGTGGCGGCGCCGGGCTGACGCTGATACGCCCCGGCATGAGCCTTGGTCCGGCCATGCTCGCCGGTGCGACCGAGGGAGGCCTGTATGGCGCGGCGCAGGGCGCTGGCAACACCTACACTGGCAAGTTGCCGGACTATCTCGTCAGCGCCGGTTACGGAGGCGCTCTGGGCACCATCCTCGGCCCCGCAGCGGTAGCGGCAGGGCACGGCATCAAGGCTTTAGGCCGCAGGGGTGAACTGCCGAGGGCGCTTGAGGATGCCGCTGTCGCCGATCGCGAGGGCATAGCGCGGCTACCGGAGTACGGGCCGGAGGGCATGCTGGTCGATGCCGGTCCATCCATGCGCGGCGTTGCGCAAGGCGCGGTGCTGGGGACAGGCGAGCAGGGCGGCGCCCTCAAGAGCATGCTCCGCACCCGCGACGAGGGCACGGTGCAGCGCATCACCGAGGCGCTCGACCGCAATCTTGGCCCAGATCCGGTGCCGAGTGTTGTGCAACGGCAGATCCGCGCCGACCAACAGGCGCTTGGCCCCGCGTACAATGAGGCCTTCCAGAACGCCAGAGCCGTGGACAGTCGGCCGATCGCCGAACATATCGACGTCCTGCTGCACGAGCGGCAGGGCAACCCGGCGATCTTGCAGCAGGTTCGCCAACTGCTCGATGTCCCCAACAACCCCGGCACGCTCGACCCGTACCCGCGCACGCTCCAGAATGTGCGCGAGCATATCGACCTGCTGATGGGCGGCGGCGACCTCGATAACGGCTCGAGGGCAGCGCTGACCCAGCTTCGCCAGCGCATCACCGAGGAACTGCACGCCAAGGTGCCGGGCATCGCAGATCTAGATCGCCAGTTCGCCGAACTGGCGCGGCAGCGCGAAGCGCTGGAAAGGGGTTCGCAGATATTCGGCACCGGGGCGGAGGCTGTAAGGCCGGTCGAGGTGGCACAGGCCATAAATGCCCCGACGGCGTCGGCGCAGCAGTTTCAGAGGTTGCAGCAGGGCGCACGCGGCGAACTCGAGCGCATCGTCGGCACCAACGTAAACGACCTGCTCAAGCTGGAGAAGGTGATTGGCGAGCCGCAGGACTGGAACGCGCAGAAGCTGACGATGCTGTTTGGGCCGGAGCGCTCCGACCGCATGATGCGCGTACTAGACGCCAACAGGGAGTTCAGGCGCAGTTATCAGGACATCGTGCAGGGTTCGCAGACCGCGCAGCGCCAGTCAGCCGAGAAGGCGCTCGACGCGCCGACGGTTTCCTCCGGTCGCGGCGACACATTGTGGGGCGAGGTTAAGAACATTTTCCGCGACGCATCGCAGGAACGCGCCAATCAGATGGCGTCAGCCAATCGCGAACGTATCGCACAGTTGCTGGCGACGCGCGGGCCTGAGATGGAGCAACTTGCAAGCCAGCTTCTCGCCCAAGGTCCGCGTCGCATGTCGCGCGAGCAGATCATCAATGCTCTGGTAAACTCCAGCGTCCGCACCGGCGGATACCCCGCGACGTATTTCAACAGGTGAGATCATGCCACGCGACGGCTCAGAGATTTATTACATCCCGCCGGGTTCTGAAGGCATTCCCGACAGCACCATCGAGAGCATCAAGTACAACGAGTTCATTCATGACGTCGAGCAGGACTTAAATCATCCGCGCCCGATCGTTGCTGGCGGCACCGGCGGCTCGACTGAAGAGGAAGCGCTGTTCAATTTGAGCGGCGAGATGGCCTATCAGGTCGTCACCAACTTCGACACGCATCCGTACATCCCCGGTTCGTTCTACGCCGACGCTGCGGCAACTGCGCCGCCGGTCGCCGGGCACGCCTTCGCTGGCATCATTTATCAGGCCAACCTCGCTGGCGACATGGTCGTCGAGGCTCGCGACCTGACGACCGGCGTGAACTACATCCGCATTCATTCCGGTGGCGTCTGGGGCACTTGGGGCGTCGATAACATCAGCCAGTTCGTGAAGAAGTCCGGCGATGTCATGACCGGGCTTCTCACCCTGTCAGGCGGGCCGACAGCCGACTTGCATGCGGCTACGAAAAAATATGTCGATGACCTGCCGCCCGTCATCATCAGCCCGACGCCGCCGACCGGCGTCGAACCCGGCACGCTCTGGTGGGAGAGTGAAACGGGTCTGCTGTACGTTCTCTATGACGACGGAAATTCAATTCAGTGGGTGATCGCCAGCCCGCAGCCGGACACTGCCGTCTTTGTGATGAAAAACGGCGACACGATGACGGGCGATCTGACGATCAACAAGGCTGGCCCAGCGATTTCGCTCGATAAGACCAGCGGCAAAAACCAAATCTTCGGTAAGAACGCTGGTTTGACCAGATGGGAAATGGATTTCGGCAACGCCATTGCCGAGAGTGGCGGCAATGCTGGCACCGATTTTGTATTGTGGCGCTACAACGATGCGGGCGTGGTTCTCGA